TAGCTCGGAGTCAAGTAGTTCCTCATCCAGTATTTCCACTAGCTCGGAGTCAAGTAGTTCCTCATCCAGTATTTCCACTAGCAGTGATAGTTCCAGTAGCCAAAGCTAACAATTACCCTAATCCAGAAGTGAATAGGATCAAAACAAATGGAACTTGCAAAACGACAATTCAACGATATAATCCGTGCGATCAAGATAGGTGATCTTGGGCGTGCGAAAGGATTGAGAACTGTTACGTTCCATGCTTTGAGACGATTAGGGGTAAGACGGGACATTACTAAAGCAGTCAGAGGGATTCCAAAGGGAAGCGATCAGTTTGATGGTGGTTCCATTGTGGCTTGGATCAACAAGGTTCAACCACAACATAAGGATGCCATTGAACAGTTGATATCGATTGATGCAACTCTTGTTCAGAAGTTTCAAGGGTGATTAGATGTTTTTGAGTTACGAGCAAGTTGAAGCGGACGCTACCGTTAAGACCATTGCAGATTTAACGATCCCGACTGGTGCGAATGGTGCTATGCTTCAAGCAGATTCGTCAAACATTCGATACACAATGGATGATAGTAATGATCCTTCGCAAACTGAAGGAATGATTCTATTGACGAACCTATTGCCACCTGAAACGTTTTTGATCCAAGATATGAACCGCATAAGGTTCACGAGGGGTTCGGGTTCTAATGGCCAGCTAAACATACACTGGTGGGGGGGTAGGGTCATATAGTGCCTTTACCCACCCCAAGACAAAACGAAAACAGAGCAGAGTTTATTTCCCGTTGTGTCAATGATGATGTGGTCCAAAGAGAATTCCCAGATCAGCAGCAAAGAGTAGCTGTTTGTGCAACTCAATTTGAAGAGTCAAGGGAGCGTGGCATGTCTCCTAATCCTAACGATCAAGTATTGACTGCGATTCGTGAACGTGGTCAGAAGCAAACGGAATTCCGTTATGGGATTCTGACTGCTGATAGATATGTCAGAACGTTGCAAGATCATGTAGGGAGTGACGCTTGTTATCGTTTTGCCACCAGTAAACAGACCAGTTTTGATGATGTGTTGCGGAAGGCTGCTAAGACTCTGGTCTACAGCAATCCTGACATGGAAGTAGAGGAGATTGAATACAGTAAGCAAGAGGGAGCTTCGATTAAGAAGTTGGGGAAGATTGAACTTCCTAAGAATACCCTAATGGTTTTCCGCCATACATTGACTACTCCTCGCAAGGATCGTGATGGTGATATTCTTCGGACACAAGGAATGGAAGTTGATCCGAAGATGCTTTTGCTCTATCAGCACGTTCCTACTTTGCCCATTGGAAAGATGTTGCAAGTTGCCAGACAGAATAGTAAGAGGCTACTCGTTGACAGTTGCATCGTTGACATGAATGAGTTATGTCATGATTCGGCTGTGATGATTGACAATGACATGGGGCGATTCAGTCACGGATTCAGAACTCTTGAGTTTGAGGAGTTTGAGGAGGGTGGGTTTGATGTGAAGCGAGCGGAGATTATGGAGGAGTCTTTGGTTAGTGTTCCGTCGAATACGGATGCGGAGACGCAAGAGGTTATGTTGTCTCTGGTTGAAGGGGGCAAACTGACCAGTCCGTTGATGAAAGAATACGGGAAAACGATTAGGGAAAACAGACCCGTCAGGGTTCCTGTCAGTTTGGATGTTAAACTAACCGTAAATGGGGAGGAAGTTTCCGATGAGAACAAGTCCAGAAGTGGAAGTAGTGAGGCAGGGAAAGCAGGAGAAGACTCCGGAAGCACACCAAAAGAAACGGATGATAGTGCCGGAGAAAAGAAAGACTCCAAAGACACAGAAGTAAAGGGTTTCACTGGAGCTACTGGTGAGTTTGATGGACACCTTCATAGGGTGAAACTGGATGATGATGGGAATGGAACTACTGCTGCCGCCGCCGGCCATTCTCATCGAGTAGTGAAGTTCGCTGTTCAGGAGTCGGATGGACACAAGCACGGTTTAAGTCGTGGTGACTTGGAGAAGAGGGGTATTGATAAGTTGTCTGAGAAACAGGATGAAGAAGAGGAGGAAAGTGGTATTCAGTTTGAGAATACAGAGACTAAAATCTTAGACAATTCAATTAGTGAGAAGGCAGGAAGAGCCCTAAGCAAAGCAAACGAGACTAGAATTCGTGACGCAAAAGAAGCCATTGACGATGTTTTGGAAATGGACAACGTACCCAGGCCAGCTAAGGCTACTCTAAGAGAAGCTGGTCAAGGATTGCAATCAGTTCTAAGTGAGAACGAAGCTGAAGAGGAAACCCCAAAACAAATCACTGTGAATGATGCAATGTCTGTTGTCTTGGCTTGTGCCAATGCTTCCCAACGAGAGAAGATGTTGGAAACATTGGAAGTATTAAAACGAGTTGAACAGCAGAATCGAAAAGCGAAACAATACAGGGGTTTAGTGGAAACAAACTAACAATGACATTGACGGTGGTCGTTAATGCTTTGTAGTTGATAACTGTGATTTTAGGAGCATAAACAATGCCTATCACAGAAGCTTTGAAGAAGTGGATCGTCGAAAATTGCGATGTGAAAGCAGACGCAACTGACGATGAATTCCGCAAGGCCGCCGGCGATGCTTTGGTAAATGGCAAGCTGTCGGCAGAGAAGTTGACTGAACTTTCGGCTGATTCTAAGGTGGACGAAGCCAACGAGTTCGGTAAGAAACTGGATGCCATTGCTTCCGGTTTGGAAAAGCTGGTAGAGCTTCAGAAGCCTGCCGAAAAGAAGGAAGAGAAGAAGAAGGAACTTGAAAGCAAGGAAGAGAAAAAGGAAACCAAGGAAGAGAAGAAGACAACTGCCCAGCCCAGTCAGTTTGCTAAGATGATTGCAGGTCTTAGCAACCCTGATGCTGTGGACCCTGACAAGTCGTTTGATGTTCGGGTCAGGGAAGCATCTGAAAGGTATTCCACTACTAAGACTGCTTTGGTTCATCCAGAGCGGACTAAGTCTGGAAAACCCCATTCCTTTGGTGGCCAGCGAGTAAAGAACTATGATGAGCATGGTCGCTTTATGGATACGGCTTCTGAATTGGACATGGCCGTCGCTGGTGCTTATGCAAAGCATGCGATTGCTACTGCCCAGCGTCTTGGAAGTCGCAGGGCTGGTTTCCAGGCTCTTCCTCAGCATGATAGGGAGTTGCTTTATCATGCCATGGAAAAGATGAAGTGGTGTGGTTTTAGTGGGCATGGTGATGACAGATTCGCTGACATCATTGATCGTAAACTGACTTCTCTTGAACAGAAGCAGTTGATCGATGAGGCTGCTGGTAGTCAGGGACAAGAGGCTGTCCCGATCGTCTTCGATGATCAGGTTATTCAGACTCCTCTACTCCATGGCGAATTGTTTCCATTGGTCAATGTTGTTCCTATTGATCGTGGTCGCCGAATTGAGGGTGTTAGCACTGGCACTGTAACTGGTAGTTGGGGTGGTGTTGATGATACGGATATTCCGTTGTTTGTCACCACTGCTTATGTTAACGCTTTCGATACTACCATCTTCCGTTGGGAAGGTTCTGTCCTGGTTGGTCTTGACTTCCTCAGTGATAGTCCGATTAACTTCGGTGCTCACATCACTCAGCAATACGGAGAACGTTTGCTTGAGGATTTGGATGATGTGATCGCTACGGGTGATGGGGCTACTCGGCCGCTTGGAGTAGTCAACACTGCTGGTCTTGCTGCTGTTGCTTTCGGTGGCGTTGATGCCACAATTGGTAATTATGAAAGCCTTCGTTTCGGTGTAGCTAAGCCGGAACATGGGGCTATGTTGAAAACAGCTGCATTTCTCTCTAACGAGACAAATTATGCTCGTGCTAGGGCGATTCCAGTTGGGGCTGCTGATGATCGTCGTTTGTTCGGTATGGATCACGATTCGTACGAGGTCTTGAATCGCCCATACAAGATCAATGAAAGCTTCGCCGACAATACCAATATCTTCTATGGTATTTTCGGCAGGTATCGATTGTATCGCCGTCGAGGTCTTACTGTCCGTACCAGTACGGAAGGTCAGACTTTGATTAGTGCGAATGAGCTTTTGATCTCTGTAACGGCTCGTTATGGTGGTCAGTTGGAACGTGCTGCTGCTGGTGTAGAAACCACTACGGCTGCTGCGTAGAAATCCCCTTTGCAAGGCCCTGTCACCTGTACTTGTCTCCACGGGTGACAGGGTCATTTCTAAACTTTAATCAGGAGACAACAGAACATTAGGAGACTTTTCCAATGGCTACTGCTACTACTGAAAAGAAAACACAGACTATCGTTCCCCCGTTCGGCATTGAGATTGACACTCCTCGCAATGGTGATGTGATCATCCAGAACATCCCTGGTTGTCGGATACGAGGAGCAGTCGATTCGTCAAAGCCTGTTAGGAATCGAAAAGGCGATCTTGTTCTTCCTATTGATCAGGTTAGGAGTTTAGGGTCTTTGCCACACATTCCTGGTCAACAGATTCATGTGAATCCGGAGAAGTTGACTTACACGATTGTTGATCCATTGAGGAAGAATGAGGAGTTGTGCAAGCGTATTCACACCCAACTGAAAACTACTAGGCCGATGGGTATTGGAGATAAGATTGATGGTGTTCCCACTAAGAAGGGGACTCTTGATGTTCACCGGATGAAAGGTCTTTGCAGGGAGTTGATTTGGTTGCTTGATAGTGATCATGCGAAGATGGCCAAGGGACCACAACCGTCGATTGAGGATGTGAATGATCTGCCAGGAAACTACCTACAGAATCCAGGTTCTCAGGTAAACAATATGCAGCCGCGTTACGAGAGGGATTTTGAAGCTTGGGTTGCACGATTGGGTGCTATGGGTGGGTAGTGTAAATGCCTCCAAGAGCTAAACAACCGTCGGCTGCTCGTTCCGGTCGGGCAGGCAGGGCTGCTCGAAAAGCTGTTGAAATTGAGTGGTTCATTCGCAACGTAAGTGATAAAGTCAAGCTTACGATGAGGAAAAGGGTACGGATTACCACAGAATTTCTTAAGGCTAAAGTAGTTAAGAACATTAGCCGTCCGGTAACAAAGGGAGGAACTGGTCCAAGGGGGGGCAAGATTGTAACAGACAGAAGCAAACCAAGTGAATTCCCTAAAGCAGATACTACCCAACTAATGAAAACCATTTTTGGGGAGGTTCGCCAAGTCTCTCCTGGTGTGTTTGATGGGTTTGTTGGAACCCCTCTTGATTATGGTCTGATCCTTGAAACTAATAAGAGACTGGATCGTTCTTTTCTCAAACGTACTTTCGATGAGGAAAGATCAACAGTCACGAGAATACTTACAGGACCGATTAAGTGAGCGTAGCAGCTTCCTCAGATTTGCATAAGGCAATCAATACAACATGGGAAGCTTCTACACTAAATGCGAGTTTTCAGGACCTTTGGGATTCAGGTGAGAGTAGTTTCAATCCAGCTTTGCATGATGGGGAAGCTTCCCCAGGACAACCATTTCCCTACTGTGTTTTTGAACAATCACCAGGAGAAACACAATCAAGGATGACGGGACATGACTCGTCAGAGAAGCATGAGATAAGAGACATCCCAATAAGCTTCCGTATCCATGCTAGGGTGTTAAGTGACGACAACAGAAGTGCAAAAGAAATTGCTGCTGATATGGCTGAGTTGGTTATGCAAGTTTTCGGTGGGCATCCGACTGTTTCTCCAGACGAATTGACTTTAGAGAACGGAAGTTTTTTGATAGCTCAGTATCAGACGGACTATGGAGTTAGAAGTGATGATGATGTCTACACTTGGATTATCAATTACATATTTCGTCTCGATGTTCCTATGGCAGTGTAAGGTAGAAGTATCATGGCAGATAGAAGTTTAGCATCGCCTAAGGTGATTGCCCAATTATTTGCTACTGTTCGCAACACACAAGATGATGGGCAGGTAGCGAGCGGGGCTGTATCGGGCAACATCAATGATACGTTGACGGATGGTGTCAGTGCAAATCAGGCTAATAGAGCTTGGCAGTTTACTTCTCAATCTTTGAGCAGTGGGGCTTCTATTGTTATTGATCTGTATGATTTTGCAGGTCTTGATACTGGCTCTGGTGCTGGTAACGATTTCGTTGGACAAGCTTTGATTGTCGAGGAAATCGTTGCGATTATGATTAAGAACGAGAACGCTGTTACTGACGTCGGTCAGTTGGAAATCGAGCCCGATGCTTCCAACGGTTGGGACCCAATAGGAATACACACTGTGGCTGTTGGCGGGGCGTTGGGCGGCGGTGGTATTCTATTGAAATATAATCCTGGTGAGGCTGGCTTTGATGTGGCGGATGCCAGCAGTCATAGGATGGAATTGACTGCAAACGGTGGGGATGTTGTCTTTAGTGTTTGGTTGTTGGCCAGACATGATGACGATGAGAGTAGCTCCAGTAGCTCTAGTTCTTCGTCGTCGAGCCCATCTAGCTCCTCGTCAAGTAGTTCGAGTTCCAGCAGCCCATCTTCCAGTAGTCAAAGCACGAGCAGTCATAGTAGCAGTTCGTGGAGTACGGAAAGCAGTTCCAGTATTTCCACTAGTTCTGTATCGAGTTCTAGCACAAGCAGTTCGAGCACCAGTAGCCAAAGCAGCAGTTCCCATAGTATCTAAAACGCAACGTCCTTTTAGAGGAAGGCTTTAATATGTCCAGTGAAAATACCCTAACGGGACGCAATGGCAAGTTCGTCGTGGGAGCTAGTCAAGTAGCTCGTACTACACAATGGGCTGTCAATCCTACCTTAGCTGGCACCAGTGAATGGGGTGACAGCGATAGTGGTGGTTTTACTAACCGTGCTGCCGGTAGGATAGATGCAACGTTTACGGCGGAAGGAAAGTATGACACTACGGATGAAGTGTTTGACCTGTTCCAACGTGGGGACATTGCAATCGCAACTCTCTGGTTGGATAACGTCAGTCTTTACTGGGATTTCCCACGGGCCTTGTGCACGGATTTCAACTTGACTGTTGACATTGACACCGAAGAAGTTATCGGTTGGACTAGCTCCTGGGGTGCC